TCATGGCGAGGTATAACCTGCATGACTACATTGATGATCAGCGCCATTGGCTTGCGGTATGGCAGAACCATTTGGAGAAACTGGTTGGTCATCCTCTGGTTTGATGCCCACTTTTTCTTCCCACTCCAGGAGGTCTGAAAGTCTCCAGCGCTTCGGGCTTCCATTTATCTTCGGCTTCGGAAATGGTTGTGAAAAATATGCCGGCATTCTGGAAGGGGTGCTCCAAAAGTACAGCGTGCTCCGCGAAATTTTGTATCTTGATAAAACTTCACTGGTGATCAAGATATCAACATTCGTATAAGTTGTTTCATTCATATTGCACCTCTCAGTTGCATTGTCCCGGCAGATTGCGCAGCCTGCGGGCACCATTCATGGCTGTCGCAACGTAGCTGGCCCGGCGGTTAACGACTTCCACTGTTACCTTTATTCCATCAACCACTACGGTGTATGTGGTCTTGGTTTTCTGTCTGGCGAATTCACCGTAAGTTTCGACGTGCTTCGCGAGAGCGGCATCACATGCCTGGCGAGCCAAAGGGGATTGCTTACTGCGATTAATCAGTCGCATTTCTTCTCCTTGAGGGAGGGTTTCCCCTCCCAATCTCGTTAGTTCACGTATTCCGGTTTCATATCCGCCAGGGTGATGCTGAACTGCTCATGCAGTTCATCGCCCAGGTGACGCTTTGAAGAAGCCAGCACGCGTTCAGCTTCGCCAAAGCGTTCTGCCGCGTCGGGTTCATCCGGAGATGGCAGGGAGTTGATCGCCGCTTCCACCTTATTGCGAGCATCAACCAGGTAGTAGCGCTTCACTGCTTTGTTCTTAAGCTCGGTAAACAGGGCAGAACCTAGCGTTGCTTTGACGGTTTCGATATCTGCGCGTAGAGCTTTTGCACTATCGACATCCTGGGCCGCCTCGATGCGGTCGCGGAAATCATCAGCAAGTGCATCGATATTTTGAGCTGATTCCTGAGCTGTTTGAGTCGGGGTGACGTTCTCACCTGAAATATCTGCAAGGCTTACGTGCTGTGCCGGTGCCGGATTTACCTCTCGTTCTTCACGGCGATCATCGAGTTCATCCGGGGTATATACACCCAGAATCACATCCGGGCAGAACAGTCTCGCCCAGCGTTTGACGGCCAGGTACGCCAGTTGCTGGCGTGGGTCGTCAGCCCAGAGAGTAGAATTTCGGGTACGGGCCTGAGCCAGCAGCAAATCGAGTTCTCTAGGCTGATCTTCACCTTTAAGCGTTGCGCGGATAATGATGCCGATCCCGGCTTCATCAGCCAGGGTCCAGCCTGGGACCCGATACTCGCCTTTGTCGCCTTTACGGATATGGAATTTCCCAACAACCTTTTCCCATGGCCCGTACCATTCATATTCAAAGCGGCTGGCCAGCACGCCGCTTCGTGAAATGACGGCATTAACCAGCTGCGCTTCATACCCGAGCACTCCGTTAATCAGGTGCGTCTTCTGCGCTACGGCAAAGGGATTCATCTGCCACTGTGCCGCTTGCATCGCAACTGCCATGCAATCGGCCTGGTTGCCCTGCAGGTGTTTAGGAACGGTGGCAGTTCCCTGCGCCATGATCTGCGCAAATGTGCTGATGGCGTTCAGATACTGGGAATCGAACAGAGCCACGTTGGAGTTAATAACGGTGTTCTGGTCAGCAACGGTAACGTTAGTGTTATTCATAAATCCCCCTTAAGCCTGAGTGCGCAGCGCTTCAAGGCGGCGCATGTCAAAGTCGTTCAGTTCGTCGGTGTAATCATCGATGATCGGCGCCGGCCATTCTCCGGTGTCGAAGCCGGTTGCGATGGCGCGCATCATTTTACGGTACTCGAGCATGCCCAGTTCCAGCAGGTCTGCGGATGCCTCGATGATGGCGATCCAGTGGTAGTTCTCGTCTTTGTTGACGAAAATCCAGAAGAACTGGTCCAGCGCTGCGGTCTCGCAATACATAGCCGCACTGAGGTGGTAGTCCCGGTCAATGATTTCCCGGTGCAGCCGGGCTCGCAGGTTTTCCTGCTTGACGTTCCACATGCTGATAGTTTTCAGGTCAGCACCGATGCGAACGCCGTCCAGGTCGATCTCAAGGTCAGGACGTACACGAACTTCTAGGCCCGTCTCCTCGTCAAAGCCGAAGTAGCTCACTTCAACGGCACGGCTTGGATGTGTCAGCAGCATGCCAGCGGTCGGGTGCGCCAGGAGCGCATACTGAATTGCCCGTGCCGTGGCCAGCTGCTGGCGGGTAACCAGAATTTTTTCGCCAGGGTTGTCGCGCCAGGCATCCAGCAGTTCGTCGGCGAATATGGCATCGGGCTTAACCGACTTAACTGCCTGGATCATGTCTGCTTTGGTGCCGGACACTTTCAGCGGCGTCGGTTTCTGCGCTTCCTGTGCGACCAAATCAGGATTGATAATCGCTAATTGCTCGAGTAGCGCATCACGGCTGCCGCTGGTTTTAACCGACACGGGCAGGGTGGCGTTGTACTCTTTAATGCATGCCTTCATTGCCGTTGCTGTCTGCTTCTGGCCTTCTTCAATACGCTGGTACTGAGCAGGGAGATCCATATAGCTTTGAGCCGTTTCTTCCAGGCTGGCGCCAAGCGGCACCGGAGCGGGAAGGGACGCGTTATGTTCTTCAAGCAACGCTTTAATCTCGTCTGAGCTCAGCAGCGTCGGCAGGCTGGCGTTGTACGCGTCAATGAACTCGCGCAGGGTTGCGGTGGTAGTGAAAGCACCCTCTGGGATCTCAGGCTCCACGCTGAACTCTGCATCGAGGGTTTCCGGCTGCAGTGCAAGGGCGTGCACCAGGTTCCCCATGTCCAGCACTTTAGATGCTGTGCGCGGGATAGTTTTAGCCACATGGCGCGCGTTGAAGTACATCAGGCTGATGCGGGCATCTTTTACTTGGGTTGAGCTAATACCGTTTGCTGCGTGATAAACCTCATTCGGCAGACCTTCGTAGCGGCCAGGCTCGAAGTAAGCCGGGTATTCGATTACTGGCTCTGACTGCTGCTCTTCCGGCGCTACGGTAACTGCTTGCGTATTAGCTGCATCAGCGCCTTCGCCTGGTTGTACCGGATCAGTATTTTCGACTTTCTTTGGCTTAGCCGTTTCCATCTGCACATCGCTGGTGGTCTCCGCTGTGTTTTCCGTTTTTTCGACTTCATTTGAGGGGATATCGATGACCGGGGCGGTATTTCCTCCCATCAGGCCATCGATGGAGAACATGCCGCTGCCGAGATTTTCAACCTGCGGTTGTTCAACAGGTGCTTCGGTCTCAACAGCCGGAGTAGACAGCGGCAGCAACTCCACAGCAGAGTTAAACTCAGCCGTCATGGTTTTATTCACAAACTCAAGATGAGCCGCTGGCGTGTGGTGGATGTTTTCTGGCGCGATGCGGATAAGATTGAAGATTGCCGCACGGTTCACCGCCAGTATGCCTGGTTGATTGCGTAAGATTGCGCTCCATGACTTCCATGGCTCTTCTTTCTTGGCCACGATTTCTTTGGCGCGTCGTAACACGCTCGAAGGAATTTCGAAGTGATGGAAGTCCATAGGCAGTAGGGCACAGGCAATCTCAAGATCGAGAGTGTCCAATGTGTGATGCGCACCTTCGCCGCGGTCAGTAACATAGCCGCCATCAGCGTTAGTGCCTGAATCAGTACGTTGCACGCTGCTGATGAGGTTTCCGGCTGCCCATTCGCGAACGAGAATGCCGCGGTCAATATAATCAGTCGCCGCCCAGATCCTGGTGAAACGGAGAACTAAAGCGAGTTCGTGACGCTTTTCCTGGCTGAACACTTTGCGAATGGCGTCGGTATACCGCCAAAGGTCTTTGGTGTCGTAACCCTTAACCTCTTCGCAGTTTTCTGCCGCCAGCAGAAGGTTCTGGACATAGCTGTTGTCAGTGTCCATCTCCAGTGCGCTGATACCTTCGTATTCTTCGCGGGTTAAGTGGTGGCGCAGTATGTCGGCGGAGAACTGGGCGAGTAGTTGTTTGCGGAACGGCATACGAACGACTGGATAACGTGTGGTTTCGTCATCATTCTCGTCAATCTGGATACCGTTATCAGGTTCCAGAACCTGATCGGTTGTAACACCGGTCTCGCTGGCGCTTTCTGATTTGAGAAGATTAAGCTTTCCGCTTCTCCACTCTTCAATTAACTGATTGCGATCGCTGGCATCTGCTCTCGCCCAGTCAGCCATGAATGCAGCGATAATATCAGTTTCGTGCGCTTCATCTGGCGCGAATACCTGCTTAATCGCCTGAACCAGTTTCCACTCAGCGTTCAGGCTGAGTTCGGCAACTTCAGGGATGTCGTTTTTCGCCAGCAGCAGGTTCTGGAGATAGGTGTTGCCTTCATCCAGTGACATTTCGCTGGCAGCCAGCTGCTGCTCTTTACTGATGTATGACTGGTATTTGTCGTTGGTCAGGTGGACGGCAAAACGGACCGCTGGAGTGCGGTTTTCAAGCGGGACACTCTCGACGGAATTTTCGACATTAACGGACGTTTCCGATGCCGCGGTGTTGTCCATGGCTCCAGTAGACTCAGCACCAGCCTTTGGCAGCCAGGTGCGTCCATCGTCCTGCAGTTTGTAACGTTTGCACCAGGTGTAATCCACGGTGCTTTCTTCCGGGAGGTCGTTATACACCGGGAAATCGGTGCGAACCGGTTTGGCGTAATCCTTACCGCGTCCGGTTTCAATACCGGCATCTTCGAGCTCAACATCGAGCTGCAGGTTGGCACGGGCTTCTGATTTCGCAGTGAACCAAATCACTGCGTCTTCTTTGCCGGATTTCTGCGTAGCCTTAACTACATAGAAAAATTCCATGTGAGATCCTCTTTTTTGGATGTAAGATCCCCGGGCCAGAGAAAGCGCCCATTGGGTGAACTTTGGTTTTTTAAGTAGTTTTCCGGTGTAACTTTGGTCGGGAGCACCGGACGTACGGGCCGCCTTGCGCGGCTTTTACGTTAGCTTTCGTGGGCCATCTGGTCGTACGAAGCACAACGTTCAGAGCAGTATTCTTTTTCTTTGCGCCCCAGCTGTGAGCCGTTGCGATAGAGAAGGGTACTTTTGACTACTTCGTCCGGTTCAACCGGCTTGCCGCAGTACCCGCATTTCGTTGAGTTACACATCTGGATTCCCCTTTTGCGCCAGCAGGTAGCAAAGGCGGCGAAGAATCACCTCGAAGAAGTTCAGTTTTACGGCCTGCTGCCGTCCTGGTTTGCGTGCGAAATCAATCATTCTCAACCCTCATTTACGCCTGTCTTTTCACCACTTCAGGCTCGGTGGTATGCTGGAAGTTCTCACACAGCCAGCAAAGGAAAAATCATGTCTTTCAACGTTTTTCAGGATAAAAGAAATCAAGAGTCTGTCGCTTACGATTTGGCTTTAGCACTTGCAGCAAAAGATCCTGCAATCACTTCACCTGAAGCTCTGATTAAACGTGTCTCAGAATTGCTTCCTGAATGCCGCAATGCAGCTGAAGAGCAATACAATTCTGAACGACCAGAACCTTTTGATATCCCTATAAAATGGTAATTGACGCCAGGGCGGCCTCTAGTGCTGCCTTTTTCATCTTTTCTGCAAGCCAGTAGTCTTTCTCAATAACGTCATCAAACGACTTGTTCAAAGCTGTAAGTGCAGCGTCTGCGGCTTGAATCACTTTGCTATTACTAGTTAGCAATGGCGCATTAACATTTTTTACTTTCTTTTCATCGATCATCTCACCCTCGTTTGCCTTATCGCCGGCCAGCGGAACGTTTACACCTGATGCGCGTTAATCTCTCCACCTCATCCGACTGTTCGTATGCCGTCGGCGGCTACTTCGTGGGCGTCCTGCCTTGGTGGTTCGTAGTGCGTCTTGGTATGATCATGTTAAGCCTTGGGCTTAAAATTTGTCAAGCTTGGGGTGAAGTTGTTTTGTAAGTTTTAGGCTTAAAATTAATGAGCGCTCTATGCCTAGGTAAAAGGCAGGCATTTAGTCAGAGCAACGTTCAGAAATGGGGAAAGTGTTCAGGAATGGATAAAAAAAACCGGCTTAGTAGCCGGTTATTCTTAAGACATTGATTTTAGTTTTTCAATGTTTAGAGGGAACTTGATACCAGACAGCCCAACGCTAGCAAAAGCCAATGCTAGTTTTCGTCTAAAATCAAGATAAACAACATTAGCTAAAAATTTAGCTCTTGCTTCTTCACTTTCACCAAAAAAGTAATCAGGTTCTTTTACTTTAAAACGGTAAGTGATGACAATCTCTAAGCATAGAGGGTTTTTATTTTCTTCTGGAATATCATTTACTTGGCTCTTACAGCCAATCATCAAGAAACACTCGTTATTTTCTTTATCATCATTCATTCCTATCTCTAAACTAAACCCGAGATTGATACTTTCTTCCTGAGGAATAGCATCATGAATAAAATCAATGAATTGTTTGTCGGTATTTATAGCCTGTAACTCAAAGCTATTAACAAAATTTAACATGGTGATACCACTTCCCATCCTTGTAGATTGACCCGTCTAAAAGCGTCTTGAGCATTCAAGGTTCTTACTCCAAAGTCATCAGAATCTATTTCATTTAAGACAACGTTGAATTGACCCTTTTTAGAGAAAGAATATCTAGCATTTTCAAGTAATTGCGGATGGTCTCGAGGCCCGGTCAGGGCTTGTACGCTTCTCTTGAGTTCCTCAAAAAGTGAGGTCTTTATGTTCGTTTCTTGCACGGCACGATATGACGTGATACAGGTCAAAATGTAGGAATTTAGACTCACCCCCTCTTGTTCAGCATACCAAATGCAGTTCGCATGCACTGATTTAGGTAGTCGGAGGGTAACCCTTCCTGAAACATTAGCTTCTTGGAATACTTTTGGAGAAGGGAATGGCGTGCCTTCTGCGAGACACATCTCTTGACCCACAGTTAACGTGTCGATAGCAAGATTATATGCGTCCTCCCGGGTGTCTCCAAACTCCATGATATCAGGGAGTTCCTCAACTCTCGCAACCCAGTAGACATCACCATCCATGCGTTCTTTTCGAACGGAAATGGTATATTCTTCTGCGTTAAACATGATTAATCGCCTTATGTATGATTTCTAACTCTTCTTTGTATTTTTTTAGAGTATTAAGTACGGTGCGTCCATAGCAAGGCTTTACAGCCTTAGCCGTACCATGCCCACAGTCGATCCCGATTGTGCGAAAATCACTCACCTTGGAAAGGGCTGGATGAGTAATCACTTTATGATTTGAGCTCTTACCAGCTTTTACGGTGAAACCGAGTTCTTCAAGGTAAAAAATTAAACCTGTACGTGTACCACAGCCAATGTCAGCAGTTCTGCGTGTTAAGTCTTCAATGATAAGTTCAAGTCTAGTCATTTTTCTATGCTTATGATAGATGACACTACATATGGTGTCATTCTGAAAATTGTAATTTTCTGCACAGCACTATGTTTTAAGAACAGATCTGTCAAGTATGGTCAATTAACTACTGCTTTTAATGCGCCCTTTCATGTACTTCTCGTAAAGCTCATCCAGTTCTTTTAGACGGAGCGAGAAGATACGGAGCATGTTCTGTTGCTCTTCATCCGGCAGTTGACGGTAAAGCTCAAGTAGGCGCTGTTCGTCAGGCTTGAGTCCGTCTTTTTCTCCGACATCTTCGCCAAGCAGCCATGGCACCGATACTCCAGCTGCCTCAGCAACTGCGAGGGCAGAATTCTTGCTGATCACTCCTTTTTTAAACCAACCATTAACAGATTGCGGGGTGACCCCTGCGATTCTGGCCATGTCAGATTTAGTCATACCTCGCCCGTTCAGTTCTGAAAGGCGTTCGACAAGTATCGGATTGAGTAAGGTTTTCTCTTTCATGAATAGAAGAATAAGCCTTTTGCATAAACTTGAAAACTCGCCCAGAGCTTGACATTTATATAAGCCTTGGGCTTAATTGCATTGAATTCATCTCGGGTACAATTATGAACGGATTAACAAAAGCCATTAAGTCTGCTGGTAATGCTACAAAGCTTGCTGCCATGTTGGGCATTAAACCAATGTCAATTAGTCGTTGGAAAAACCGATACAACGGAGTAGTTCCAGCTGATCGTGTCCTTCCAATTTTCACAATAACAGGAGTGACTCCACACGAACTGCGCCCCGATCTCTACCCAAACCCCACAGATGGTTTACCTAAACAGGAGCCTTAACAATGCAGACTGTTTCATTCCAACAGAGTAACAGAGCTTCCTCTAATCCACTGATATTCCCGTGTCATCAAAGTGAACCGGCAACGCAGGATATAAATCATCGTGATATCTGCTCAGCGGTACGAGCCTGGGCAGCGGCAGAAGGGCGCGTAGCTGTAGCACTTCAAATCCAAGAAGCGGCGGAAGAACTTCAACTTGATGGCGTGGATTTCTCAGGCCAGGCCGATGTCTGGAACGTGAAGCTGTTCCGCTGGCTCGACAACAAAGAAGACTCCGCATCGTACCGAAAGAACATCGAACAGCTGGTGCCCGCGATCATGTCCGTATTACCGCTTCGATACCGCGACCGTGTCGTTAAGAACGACTCGTTTGCCTACCGGATGGCCCGGCTGGAAAAAGAGGTGAGTGAGGCGAAGCAAGCTTTGATGCTCGATGCACCGAAAAAGGAAAAGCTGAAGGAGTTAGGAGAGGGGATTTTCGAAATGTTCAGGATCGATCCGGACCTTACGGCGCCACTGCTGGCGATGGTCACAACCATGCTGGGGGCAATGTGAAGACTTCAGAAAAGGCGAAAGCCGGTCTGCGCTAACAGAACCGACTTTCAGGTGCAAAAACGGAGTGTAATTGCGGAGCTAAGTATGTCAAACACAGCTGAAATTATCAATTTCCCCCACAGAACCGAACAACCGGGAGGTCGTATGGCCGACCTGTTGAACGGGTATACCAAGGTCGCTAACGAGATCCAACAGCTTAAGCCTCGTCTGAGAATGTCAGGCCGGGAATGGCAATGTTTTGAGGCGGTGATCTGGCTTACCTACGGCTGGAACAAGAAACAGGACCGCGTTACGAACACGGTGATCGCCGAACTTACTGGGCTGAGTGATTCCCACGTTTCTGATGCGCTCAAATCGCTCGCTGAACGCAAAATTATCTTCAGTCAGAAGCAGGGCGTGATGAAAACGGTCGGTATAAATACTGACCTTTCTGCCTGGATTTTAGACAAACCGAAAACGGGAAAAGTCTTCCCGAAATCGGGAAAAGTGTTACCGAAAACGGGAAAAACCTTCCCGGAAACGGTAGACACCCAAGACTATAACAAGAACAATAATAAAATATCCTCGTCTCGGAATTCTGACGAATCCCGAAACCAGAAAACTCGAAAGTTTCTCTCACGCCATCCAGAAGCTGCCGACGGGATATACACCCCGGCAGGTAAATCATGGGGATCCGCTGATGACCTCAAGGCCGCTCGCTGGATTTACGACAGGCTTCTCACCGTCAACGCATCGCTTTCCGAACCCAACTGGGCTGAATGGGCAAATACCATCAGGCTGATGCGTGTCCAGGACAAGCGCACGCACTACGAAATTTGTGACCTGTTCCAGTGGGCCAACCGGGACGAGTTCTGGAAAGACAACATCCTGAGCCCTTCGAGTCTGCGCAAACAGTGGGATCAGCTCACTACCAAGCGGCTGCGTGCAACCGGAACGGCAAAACCTTCCCGGGGCAGCATCGACCTGCATAACACCGACTGGATTGACGGGGTGCTGGAATGAAAAACCTTGCCGAGAGCATTTGCGATTTTGACCGGGAACAGGCACGCCGTGTGGCACACAACATGCCTGAGCAGTACACCGAACGCGAAAAAATGCAGCAAGTGGCGCAGATTATCAACGGGCTGTTCGTACAGCTGGCGGCCGCGTTTCCGGCAAGCCTGGTTAATCGCAGCCAGGAAGACGTGAACGAGATTCGCCGGCAATGGGTGCTGGCCTTCAAAGAAAACGGGATCACCACTCTGGAGCAGGTTGAAGCCGGCATGCGCATGGTGCGGCGCCAGGATCGTCCATTCCTGCCTTCGCCAGGCCAGTTCATCAAGTGGTGCAGGGAAGGGCGCAGCGTGCTGGGGATCACCACTGCTGACGTGATGGCTGAATACTGGAAGTGGCGCAAGCTGGTGTTTCGTTACCCGAGCAGCGAGCAGTACCCATGGCCGAAGCCGGTTTATTATCACATCTGTCTAGAGCTGCGGCGCCGCGGAACTGATGGCCAACTCAGTCACAAAGAGCTTGAGCGTGAGGCCGGTGATATTCTGGATAGGTGGGAAAAGCGGGTGCTAGCCGGGAAGCCGATTCCGCCTATTCGTCGGGCGTTGGCTGCGCCAGTTGCTCCGAAAGGGCCGACACCGGCGGAGCTTTTGAAAGCTAAATATCAGCGGATGAAAGCAGATGGCAGGGCATAGTGAGGAAATGGTCTGTTATGAGCGAGAAGCGGACTCTACCGTGGATTTTATCAACACTCAGGGATTGCTTTTAAAAATTGTTATCCAGTTTTACTGCATGAGGTATCCCATAATTGTCCTACCGTTTTACTCATTTTTTGTCTCTTTTATCTATGACATCAATGGTTAAGATTACAACGTCTGAGCAGACGTACTAATTTAAATTCTGTCATTCAGTCGTAGCGATTCTGTGAGGCATCTTTTTATTTTAAACAACTCAAAAAGGTGGAAATAACGATGAAGCGTCCAAACTGGTTTCAAGTTTCCGATAAAGGTGGCAAGGCTATAGCAGCGCTCCATCATTACGCCACTACTGGTACAGGTTTACCTGCCGAGCTGATCCATTTAATTTTTTTAAGAGTTTCCCAGATCAATGGTTGTGCACACTGCATAGATATACATACTCGCGATCTTATCAAGAGTGGCATGTCCGTCGAAAAGATTGTATTGGTGCCTGTCTGGCGAGAAGCTACCTATTTATTCTCGGATATAGAGCAAGCTGCCCTCTCATGGGCGGAAGAAGTTACCCGAGTTAGTGAAACACATGCTTCCGATGAAGCATATTCCGCAGCGCTTTCAGTATTCGGTGAAAAAGATTTGGTTGAACTTACCATTGTTATTGCCACCATGAATGCCATTAATCGTATGGGTATTAGTTTTCGAATGAAGCCGCTTGCTAAAGCTTGACAGATGTAAATAGCTCCCATAAGGGACTCTGGAGCTATATTAAAGTCTGCTTCTGGCACACAAATGACATCCCAGCCTGTGCATGACCGTAAAAACTACCTTCACGTGATAAGCCGCTTCGGGTTATGACGAGGCGCTTGTGTGACATGCTGGAAAACCAATTTAGGCGTTTACTGAAAGCCTGGTTGTCCTCAAGTGAAACGACCCTTAGAAATTTCTATGGCGAAATAATCACATAAGTCTTCTCCACGTGTGTTATAAGTGAGTTTGAAATCGCCACCACTGGCGGTTAAGAGGCATCTGATGAAACTACGTATCACAAGAGCAATCGGCCTCAGCAAGTTCTCGCCACGTTGGGTTAAGGTTATCTGTTTACGGTTGACTAAAAACGATATTGAGCGCTCCCTCAACGCTCTTCTGGCCACAATCGATGAATCTGAACTTACCCCTGAGCAAGTCAAAGCATTAAGGGAATGCATTGACAGAATTAACATCGCAAGGGGGAAGGGTATGCAGGCGTGAGCACGTTTGATAAAAGGTAAGCCAGCACTGTATATGCGCGGCACGTTTGCTGCGCAAGTATCGCTGACTGCTCGATACCAGCTGAGCTTTAAAAGCCAAATATGATTGGATGAAAGCTGGTAGGAGGGTATGGGGATGTGTGAGCGAAAATGAGACCAACTATTTAAGCCTGCTCCGTTTACCGCATCTCAACTGAGTTCTTTTTTCTTTGAGTAGCAGGCTTAATCTTCATTTTGCTGGAGTTAGCATACGCCGCAACCCTGAACGGCATTGAACAATACGTGCAAGAAATCCAGCAAATCATTGATTGAAAGGCTCTTGACCTCAAGTTAACTTGAGCTTTTAAGATGGGGACACTGGAGATAGTCAAAGGATTAGTCTTATGAAAGAGATTGATGTCGGTTTTACGCATGTTGCGTTTGTTGTTAGAGATTTGGAAAAAAGCATTGATTTCTACAGCCGTTATGCTGGCATGGAAGTCGTACACAGGCGAGAGCCTGACCTTCCGGAGGCACGTAAAGTCGCGTGGTTAAGTGACCGAACTCGCCCTTTTGCACTTGTCCTTGTTCAGGTTGATGCTGTTACTGACACCCCTCTAGGTAATTTCGGTCACTTGGGAGTAGCTTGTTCAAGCATTGAAGAAATCGACAATAAGGTAGCGATGGCCAGAATGGAAGGCATCTTGCGAAAAGAACCGGTTCAGGCAGGCGAACCGGTGGGTTATTATGTCTTCTTCGCTGATCCTGATGGTAACACACTTGAACTTTCTTATGGTCAGAAAGTCGGGATCGAGGCTTTCCGTCAGGATGATAAAGTGCCTGCATCTCAGTAAATTTCGATAACCGGTTGGATTACATTACGCACTGGTAATGTTTCATGTCGTTTTAGAGCTTGCTGACAAATTTGTTGCTTAGTAACAGCAAGCTCCATAATAGCCTTTACGAATTTTCATTTTATAAATCTCATATCGAAACCACAATTTAGTAGTGAAACTGCACTAAACTCCTCTGAAATCTATTCAACATAACTATTGTGTAGACCACCAAATCTGAGATCTGTCCCAAATCGTTCTTAAAACCGATACCTGCAAGCTTGGAAGCGCTCCATCCTTCTAACACTCTTTAATCGTTGCAAAATCCGTAAGATACGTTTATAAATATACTGTATATGCATACAGGTGTTCATTGCGGAGGGAAAAATGAAAATCGAGTTAGCCATTGATCGCATGAAGAAACTTCCTGATGGAGCTATACCTGCACTAGAGTCAGAACTGCTCAAAAGGCTCAGCAAGCAGTTTGATAATTGTCAGCTAACGATCAAGCGTGCCAGCAATGATGGTCTGAGTGTTTTCGGGGGCGACAAGAAAGAGGTTGAGCAAATCGTGCAGGAGACTTGGGAAAGCGCGGACGAGTGGTTTTATTAATCGCGTGAATTTAACTGGAGCAGTTTCAAAGAGTATCGCTGTTTGCGTTCCCCTGGCTGTTCCCGATTACTGTTTACCGCGTCAATAAGTCGCTCTGGGGGAAATAGTGGGTAGTGCAGATGCCTTTAATGCAGATGATCAATGGTACGACGTGGTCAGAAGGGCCGATAAAGCAGTTATCTATAGCTTCCCGGCGGAAGGGAGATATCTGGTTTATCGAGTAAATGGAATAGTTTCATTACGACCGTTACTCGAAGAGGAAGAAATCTTCACTCTCAACGGGTTTATGCAATTTGCAAAACGACTAGGGTACCGAGTCACACCACCGTCTGATATTATTCTTTCATAGGCCTGAACAACCTATACCTGATGCGCCACGGAGAGAACCATGGCGCTAGAATTACAACTTATCAAACATCATTCAGGAATACTGATCCCGGCTACGCCCGAGACCAGCGATATCCTGCAATCCAAAACCCGGCTCGGCGATGTTCTTGTTGCCGAGTTCAGGCGGGTACGAAACCCGGCATTTCACCGGCGCTTTTTCGCGCTTCTCAATCTCGGTTTTGAATATTGGGAACCAACCGGCGGGGCTATCTCTAGCAACGAGCGGAAGCTCATCACCGGCTACGCAAAGTTCCTGGCTTCGTATGGCGGGAATGAGGGCGCGCTGATCGATGCTGCTGAGCAGTATCTTGAGCAGCTTGCATACCGCCGGGTCACAAATGGCATTAGCCTGTGCAAATCCTTTGACGCTTACCGCTCATGGGTGATCGTCGAGGCAGGGCACTTTGATGCCATTCAGCTACCTGACGGCACACTCAAAAAGCATCCACGTAGCATCTCGTTTGCCAACATGGACGAGCTCGAATTCCAGCAGCTCTATAAAGCCGCGCTCGATGTCCTCTGGCGCTGGGTCCTGTCCCGTTCATTCCGCAGTCGTGATGAGGCTGAAAATGTCGCCGCGCAGCTGCTTGGCTTTGCGGGGTGATGGAATGAAATTTACCTGGTTCCATCACACCGACTGCAGCACCGAACAGGCCGACGAATTGGTTAAGCGTTACAAAGCGCGCGGCGTGAGAGTAGAGCGCAGCCTTAATCCTGATTACGTGACATGGACTGTCAGTGCTTTCCTTCCTACCTCAAATACACCAGCGCGCCCGGATAGCCGCTGGCGAAACCGGATGTGGGGGTGAACGTGAAGACATATCAAATCACTTTGCCCTGGCCGCCGAGCAACAACCAGTATTACCGGCACAACCGCGGGCGTACGCATATTAGTGATGATGGCGTTGCGTACCGTTATGCGGTCGAAAGTGTCATTCGAAGCGCCCGACTTAATATCCGCACGGCCGCACCACTCAAAATCCGTATTGAATGTCACATGCCCGACCGCCGGCGCCGCGATCTGGATAACCTGCAGAAGGCAGCTTTTGACGCTTTAACCAGGGCGGGGTTCTGGCTGGATGACTGCCAGGTTGTCGACTATCGCGTTGTGAAAATGCCTGTCGTTAAGGGCGGAAAATTAGAACTCACCATTACCGAGCTGGAGACCGCATGAATCTCGAAAATACCCTCAAATATCACTTCGCCAAATCGACGATGATTAGCGACTCTCCTCGTGCTACGGCATCAGATGCATTAACTGGTTCGGATATTATGGCTGCGATGGGCATGACGCAGGAACGGGCCGCCATGGGTTACAGCGCTTTTCTCGGGAAGATGGGTATCAGCAACAATGACCGGGAGAGGGCGATTGAGTTGCTGGCTCAGTATGCGCTGACCAAGTGCGATCGGGTGGCGGCATTAAGGAAGCTTGATGATGAGATTAAACCACTGGTGATGCATCAGCTGGCAACCTTCGCGTTCGAAGACTATTCCCGCAGCGCCGCCAGCGTGAAGCAGTGTGATGGCTGCAATGGGGAAGGGTTTATAGACGCGGAAGTTTTCAGCATGAAGTCTCACACGCCGGTAAAAGAGAAGAAGTTCGTGAAGATGTCTTTGCACATGGGTGTGGAAAATATTCACCCTTCCGAGTATGAAGTGCGCAGGAAGGTCAGGGAGATAGCGCGAGTTCTCTGCCCTCAGTGTAAGGGTAAGAAGGTAGTTAGTTGTGCCTGTAGAGATTGCCACGGGCGCGGTAAAGCAGTGAATCAGGAGCTCACTGAAAAGCAGGGTGTGCCGGTTCTGGCTGACTGTAAGCGCTGCAGCGGGCGGGGGTATGAACGAATTCCTTCCACTGAGGCTTACGCCGCGGTGTGCCAGATAACGGATGCAATCAGCCTCGATACTTGGAAGAAGTCTGTTAAGCCATTCTACGACCAGCTCATCACCAAGTTTGATATCGAAGAAGCCTGGGCTGATGCGCAGCTGAAGCAGATAACAAAGTAGGGCATTATTTTATCGTGAGCTATTTACTTTTCCCGAATCTGTGGTAATTTTGCTCTAACGATGGGTTATTGCCTTCGTTTAAAGCCCTCCGGTTTACCCCGTGGGGCTTTTTGCTTAATAGCGATTTAAGTATTACTAAAATCATCAAAATTCATTGCCTCTTATAATCTCTATATCGAACAGGAGGGGGAATGATGAGAGAAGGCTATTACTGGATTCAACACAACGGCAGAGTACAGGTTGCTTACTTTAGCAATGGTGTTACAGAAGACCTTGAGACGGGACTTACTTTTAATGGTATTTGGCACCTGACACAGGGTGACGACATCTGCGATAACGGAGAGGCCGAGGTGATTGAAGGCCCTCTGCCTGTACCATTTAAATGAATATATTCATCTGATTACGTGGCAGATTCTTCATACTGCACATATGCTTCTTATGCATCCTGCAGAATGGATGTTTCTGAAAGCGTTTTTGTGGTGGATCCCCCTAAGCGGAGGGGCGATTCAGCAGGACATCTCTCCAGAGTGTCCAACCAGCGCGCGGGAATGAATGCTGTGATCATTTCCACCGGGAGGCACCCGGCACCACACCCTCAATTATTTCCAACTTAGCGATCTATGCCTGCTTTTCCGAGCAGGCTTTTTTTTGCCAATGATGAACAGTATTGACCGAGTGAATGTTTCATGCGTAATTTATGCATGTGGTGAATCCTTTCTAAGCGAAAGGGCGTTCCAGTCAACTGCGCTCTGCAGGTATGCACGCGGCCTTGCTTACTGGGGTAGGGTCACCGGGAGGCACCCGGCACCATGACAATAACAATACAGTTTCAATTTCCTTGAGAGCCTGCCGTAAAAAAGCAGGCCTTTTTTTATGAAATTTTAAACTGCTGCTACGCTTGAAAAGTGGGTCGAAGATAACTGCCTGATGGTTCTCCAGAACCATTGTGAATCAGCCCGATACTGCATCACTCTGGTCAGTTAGCCTAACTCACGACTACCTACCTTACTTACTATTAGTCACTCATTAGCCCGCCTTCAAAAGCGGGCTTTTTTTTTATTCACTCAAATCTTCTGAATGGGGTGGGCATAATTAGAGGTGGATGAATGTCTCAATGCGTTTCTGGCACTAATGTCTTGACTAGTGGCATTGGTAGCCAGATGTAAGCACTAAAAAGTGCGGAGAACGACATCAATCCTCTCCGCATTAATAAAGCCAGTGCATGCCCGCTTGTATGTCTTATATCCCTAAGAAGATTTTCTTTAACTTAACCCAAATGATAACAATAAATAACTATTTGAATAGTTAATTATTTTAATGGGTTAAATAGCTCTCTTAAGGATTATTTAATTTATTGCACTCCTCATGAGAAGGGCGCTCAAGCAGGTTTAGATCATCATAAGGTTGCCGTTTGGCAGCCTTTTTTATTTCTAGCAACAGCACCCGCACTTAGCGAGGTGAGAGACCATGAAAATGAATGATTCAGGGAACATCTTCACGCAGTTCTTCGCGTGGGTAGCAGCTCTGGCGTCAGCCATTGGATTTACCACTCAGGATCTGGTGTTCATGTTCTTTGGCGCTGCTGGTCTGCTTATCTCGCTAGCCTCGTACATTAACGGGCGGGTAGATGCAAACCGCAGGCGTAGAGAGGATGAGAAGCGAACAAAAATGGTCAATGACTACCTGAAAGGCGTTGGTGATAAACCCCTTCACGAGCGTCCTGCTGCTGCAAGCGTGGTCGTTGAGGCATTACAAAAGGAAGGTGAGTGATGGGATCCAGAGCAAAGTTGAGTACCGCAGTTCTGGGGCTGATACTAGCTGGTGCTCCTGCATCCGTAATCCTCGACCAGTTTCTGAATGAGAAAGAGGGTAACAGCCTCACGTCCTACAAAGATGGTGGCGGTATCTGGACTATTTGCCGCGGCGCAACGATGGTTGATGGTAAACCGGTTGTGCAGGGCATGAAATTGACTCAGGCCAAATGCAATCAAGTGAACGCCATCGAACGCAATAAGGCTCTGGCGTGGGTTGATCGCAATATTATGGTACCGCTTACCGAACCGCAAAAAGCCGGGATCGCATCTTTTTGCCCGTACAACATCGGGCCAGGTAAGTGCTTCCCGTCCACGTTCTATAAGCGCATTAATGCCGGTGACCGCCGCGGGGCATGCGAGGCAATCCGCTGGTGGATTAAGGACGGTGGTCGCGATTGCCGCATGACTAAAGGTCAGAAGAACGGCTGCTACGGTCAGGTAGAACGGCGCGACCAGGAAAGCGCGCTGGCGTGCTGGGGGATCGACCAGTGAAATTTAATCTTTTACCAATCGCGGTTGTGGTTATTGCTGGTCTGTCAGTCGCACTCGTTAAAAGTTGCTCAGACACCAACGGCCTACAGAGTGATAACGAGGTTCTGCGCAGTGACAATGCTCTGCAGGAGCAGGTAATCGCTACTCAGGCATTCAACTTCAATCGATTCAATCAGGTTGCAGAACATGCCAACAGGCTTAACTCCCTGATCGACACCAGCACCGAAGAAACCGTAATCGAATACCGGGAGATTCTCCGCCGTGAAAAAACCTGTGATCTGCCTCTTCCTGCTGACATTGCTGGTGGGCTGCTCGAATACGCGCACCGTTTACGTGCCAGCGCCATGCACACCGATTCCAATGGACCTGACACAGCCGATGATCGTGCCATTGCCACCAGCTCCATGACGTACTGCCAGGCAGTCTTGTGGATTAAGCCGCTACTGGCCGTAATTGAGAAGGGCAACAATAATTTCGCTGGCATAAGGCAGATCGAGCAGGAGAGAAAGAACTAGGGATGGCTCATCCTTGAGCACACGGGTATTTCTGAACGACGGCTTTACCTGACATAGCAAAGCACCATTAAATTGTAGAAAAGACTCGATATTTAACAAGCGAAGCGCAGAAATGTAAAAAAATGCCCTCACATGGAGGGCTACCAGAGTCTCAGTTTCACTTGCTCTTTTTATGGATGTTTCCCTGGAGTTGGCAAACTCCTTATCAGAGTCATGTACAGCCTGGCACTTAACTGGGAATCAACAAGCGCAAGTGGCAGTGATTAAGAATTTCCTTAGGCTTGGCCTGTGGTGAGCATTGGCTAAGATTGCTGATAGGTTGCTTTTTAGCGCACCAGATATGTTCTGGCTCAAAGCACGTCGCCACCTGTTGATTGACGTATAGCCAGTATGTTTTGTAGATTACGCTGATTGGTACTATGAAAGGTGACAGCAACCTCGCTGGCATTGGATAAGTAGAACATAAGAGACCAGTCCCTTCTGGTGGAAGGGAGGCCACTGATTGATACAATCTACACGAACGTTCAACTTGCAGATATTGGGTGGCAGGCGTTTATCGTTAGAAATATATAAAAATTTTGTAGATAAACGCTATCATTGGTGTATAACCCAATAAAAGAGTAACATTTGAATGTTGATCTTAAATGAAAACATCAATGACTTATTGTTTTTTCTCAGCCTTTCATTAGTTGTGCTTTTTTTGAGCTTTGTGCTGATTTCATATGGCCTTCAAATGAAAAGGCTAACGCTCTTATGTGTTTTTCTTTTGATGATTTCAAGTGTCGCTGCGGTGATGCATTTTTGAATCATAAATCTATGTTATAAGGGTGGGGAAGGTGTTTTCAGTAGTAGACTTTTCGACTTTAACAATTTTTTTTATTGGCTTGTCACCGGTCCTTTGTCTGATATTATTTGCAGAGTCGATTTACCTGTTTAGACTAGGTTACAAGGTGCTGGCTAAAATATTCTTGTTTTTAGCTATATTGCTAGGCGTCCCAACTTTAATAATAACAAATGTGTTATCAGCCTAGTTAAATTTTGGAAATATCACTCGTGGTCACTAATTGCTTGCAATAATATTGAGTAGCATTAGTCAGGTGCGCGAGATGCCGGGTAAAACCGAACCGGACGAAGCGTAACACTGCTATAAGCTGGAGGATGGCGCAGACGACCTTCATCTTCTGGCTCAAGGTTTCGAATCCCTTCGTGATTACCACACCCAAGCCACTGGCATCCGCTGGTGGCTTTTTTATTGGAGTAAGTAATGGCAAAACCGGACTGGGGCGAGCTTCAGCAACGGTTCCTGTCCGAACATGCCGCAACTGGCGTATCACCGAAGGATTGGTGTGAAGCGCAGGGACTGAACTACGCGACCGCGCGCCGATATATCAAAAAACCTTCTGCGCAAACTGCGCAAAGACCTACGCAAAAAAAAGTGCGCACTGCGCAGAAAGAACAAAGCGCAAAAGAGCTGATGGATGATGATGGACTTACTGCTCAGCAACGCTTGTTTGTCACAGAGTACCTGAAGGACAACAACGCCACTCGGGCTGCTATCCGAGCTGGCTACAGTAAAAAATCAGCTGAACAAATCGGCTATCAACTCCTTCAGAAAACTTCAGTTGCGCAGGCAATTGCGAAGCAGCAAAAAGCGTCCATTGTGCGCACTATCGGGAGTGCCGATGAAGTGCTTGAGCAGATGTGGCAGCTCGCCACCTTCGATGCAAACCAGCTTTCGCAGTATCGCCGCGGTGCCTGCCGTTACTGCTGGGGCTTCGGTCACCACTACCAGTGGCGGGATGCTGTCGAGTTTGAAGAGAAAAGACTTGAGGCTGTTGAACGTGACAGACGTGAACCCGAAGATTCCGGTGGTTACGGCTACGACCACAATAAAGAGCCCAATCCAGAATGCCCGCGCTGCAACGGCGATGGTATTGGCCAGCCTTACTTCCCTGATACGCGCAAACTTCCGGCAGCTTCCCGTCTCGCTTACTCCGGCGTGAAGGTTGGCAAAAACGGCGTCGAAATTACAGCCATCAGCCGTGAAAGAATGTTCGAAGCGGTAATGAAGCGACTTGGCCTGGCCGATAGCGAGTTCGCCCAGCGCCTGCAGCAGATTGAAATCGAACGCCGGCAGCTTGAGGTCGAGAAACTCCGCAAAGAGTTGGCCGGTGATGGTGAGGACGATGAACCGACCCCAGTGCAGATCAATATCAACGTAGTGGATGCGAGGGCAGACGATGGGAATCAGCCCGACACTTAACATTCCTCAGGCGCGCTTCCTCGCGATGCAGCACAAATTCAAAGCCTATGTTGCCGGGTTCGGTTCGGGTAAAACGTGGGTGGGTTGTGGCGGCATCTGCAAAGGGATGTGGGAGCACCCGAAGATTAACCAGGGCTATTTCGCGCCGACGTACCCGCAAATTCGTGACATCTTCTATCCGACGATTGAAGAGGTGGCCTTTGACTGGGGCTTGAGCGTCAAAATCAACGAGGGGAACAAAGAGGTTCACTTCTACGAGGGGCGACGGTTCCGCGGGACCACAATCTGCCGCTCGATGGAGAAGCCCGGCTCGATAGTTGGTTTCAAAATCGGTAACGCGATGGTCGATGAGTTGGACGTAATGGCTGCGGCTAAAGCGCAGCAGGCCTGGCGAAAAATTATCGCCCGTATGCGTTACAAGGTTGATGGGCTTCGTAACGGCATCGATGTAACGACTACGCCGGAGGGCTTCAAATTCGTCTACCAGCAGTTCGTGAAGGCGGTACGTGAAAAGCCAGAGCTTGCGGCCCTGTACGGTCTGATTCAGGCCAGCACATTCGACAACGCAAAGAATCTGCCGCCTGACTACATTCCATCGCTTCTGAGCTCATACCCTGACGAACTGATTCAGGCCTATCTGCGCGGCAAGTTCACCAACCTCAACAGCGGGACCATTTACCATACGTTCAACCGTAAGCTGAATAACTGTTCTGACGAGATTCAGGATGGGGATCCGCTGTTTATCGGTATGGACTTCAACGTGGGGAAAATGGCCGCGATTGTTCACGTAAAGCGTAACGGCTTGCCGCGTGCGGTGCGTGAGTTGGTGAAGGTCTACGACACGCCGGCGATGATTAAGCGCATTCAGGAAGAGTTCTGGCGCTACGAGGATGGTCGCTACGTTAAAAGCCGGGAGATTTACATCTATCCGGATGCCTCTGGCGACTCACGCAAATCGCAGAACGCCAGCAAGACCGATATTGCCCAGCTTAATGATGCCGGGTTCAGCGTCATTGTTGATGATGCCAACCCGCCGGTTAAGGATCGCATCAACTCGATGAACGCCATGTTCTGTAACGCCAACGGAGAACGCCGCTACCTGGTGAATGTGCAGAATTGCCCGGTTTACACCGAAAGCCTCGAACAGCAAATCTGGGCGGCCAATGGCGAACCGGACAAATCAGCTGATAACGATCACCCCAATGATGCTGGTGGGTACTTCATCGTGAAGGATTACCCCATTGTGAAGCCGGCATACTCAATCACCATGGACACCACTTTCTGATATGGCAAACGACGACATCACCTGGGTTCGACCAGAACACCGGGCGGCTTCTGCTGCCTGGCGGAAATACAGGGACTTTTGCAAAGGGGCCGAGGCCGTAAAAGCGGCAGGTAATAAGTATCTGCCGTATCTCGACCCAACCGATAAATCATTACGCAATAAAAAGCGTAATGAGGACTATCTGAGCCGCGCTGTGTTCTACGCCATTGCCGGCAATACGAAGATCGGCATGCTTGGGATGGCGTATCGTAAGGACCCTACGTTTAACGGTCCTGAAAAGCTGAAATACCTGTTGGACAATGCTGACGGGGCCGGTACCAGCATCTATCAGCAGTCGCAACTGGTGACCGAGAACGTGCTGGAGGTGGCACGAGAGGGGCTTTATGTCGACTACGCAGAAGCATCCGATGAGGCGATCATCCTCCGTTATCCGGCAGAGAACATTATCAACTGGCGAACAAAGCGAATTAACGGACGCGATCAGCTGGTGCTGGTGGTCCTGCGCGAATGTGTTGAAGAGCCGGATGGTTACGCTTACAAGGATGAAATCCAATACCGCGAACTGGCGCTGGAAGAAGGGCGGTTCATCTGCCGGGTATGGCGCCGGGCTGGTGGCACAGCAAGCGGAACCTACACCGTTGACAGTGAGTACCACCCTAAGCCGAAAGGAAAGGACTACTGGGACGAAATCCCTTTCACCTTTGTCGGTGCTCAGAACAACGATCCCACTATCGATGATTCACCGCTGGCTGCGCTGGTGGAGATAAACCACGGTCATTATCGTAACAGTGCTGACTATGAGGACAGCGTGTGGTTCTGTGGCCAGGTGCAGCCGTACATGACTGGGCTCGATACCGGCTGGCGCGATCACCTCGAGAAGAAGGGCGTTAAAATTGGTTCCCGATCACCGCTTTTACTTCCCAGAGAGGGCTCGTTTGGCTATGCCCAGGCGCAGCCGAACATGCTGGCTAAAGAGGCCATGGACAGCAAGCGCGATTACATGGTGCAGCTGGGCGCCAGACTGATTGAACAGAACGCCACGGCGAAGACGGCAACCCAGGCGAGCGGTGAGCAAACATCCTCAACATCCGTGCTCGGTATCTGCGTTTCAAACGTTTCTGAGGCCTACACGCTGGCGCTTGCCTGGTGTGCGAAATATCTCGGCATCAAGGGCGAATCGACAAGCTACACGATCAACCAGGAATTCATTGCGAAGGTTGCCGAGTCGGGCATGGTGACGGCAATCGTCAATGCCTGGCAGTCCGGTGCGCTGCGCGATAGCGATATGATTCGAGCACTACAGAAGCTCGATCTCATTGACCCTGCCGACAGTCCGGACGAGGTAATTGATGCGCTTCGCAATCAGGCACCAACGTTGACCGGGGGCTGATATGGCAACCGTAAACGAAAGCCTGCGCGATGAGTCGATCGCACACTCCGTCTGGTTAAGCCGCTATGCCACTGGCGTGGCAAACCGAATGGTGAAGTTGCTCAACGAGACGGACGCAGAACTGTCGGCACGCCTGCTGGATGCGCTGGACAGATTGCCTCCGGAGAGCTTCACCGTTAATCGTCTGCAGAGTTTACTGGGCAGCGTACGCGAACTTAATCATCAGGCCGTAGCTACCATGCAGGCAGGGCTCGAGGGTGAGCTGGTGGCCCTGGCAAAGAACGAAGCCAGTTATCAGCTGAGCCTGTTCGATTACCTTCTGCCATCTCAGGTGCTAGCGCGATATCCGCTGCAGGGCATTACAGCCGACATGGTGTATGCAGCAGCAATGGCGCAACCCTTTCAGGGACGACTTTTGAGTGAATGGGCGGAGAATCTGGAATCGGACAGGCTGGCGCGTATCGTGAACGCCGTCCGCAGGGGTTATCTTGCCGGCGACACGGTAGAAACAATCGCGCGCAGTGTTCGCGGCCACGCCAATAAAGATTATCGCGACGGCGCGCTGCAGATGAGCAGGGCAAACGCCGCCAGCATCGCTAAAACGGCCGTTAATCATCTGGCCGCCACCGCGCGTAACAGCTTCACCAGCGCCAACAGCGATATCGTGAAAGGCAAACAGTGGCTGTCTACGCTGGACAATAAAACAAGCCATGACTGCATTATTCGTGACCTGCTGCGCTACACCCTGGATAACAAACCGGTCGGGCATAAGGTGCCTTACCTGCAGGGGCCCGGGAAAATTCATTTTTGCTGTCGTTCTACCGAAACCCTGATCCTCAAGTCGTGGCGTGAACTTGGCATCGATATCGACGAGATGGACGAGGGGACTCGGGCCAGCATGGATGGACAGGTACCGGGTAAAACTTCGTATCTGAAATGGCTCGCACGCCAGCCAGCACAACGCCAGGATCAGGTTCTTGGTGCCGAGCGTGGACGTTTGTTCCGCGCGGGTGAAATCGACCTGGCTGATATGTTCACTGACAAAGGCGAATGGATCAGCCTGGAACGTCTGAAGCAGCTCTCAGGTACTGACTACTAACAACCATTACTTTCTTCATGCCCTGGCATCCGCCGGGGCTTTTTTATGGGCGAGGCCCGGCAAAATCCCAAGGGGAAATTATGTTAATTCGAAACATGCTCTTGAAATTTTACGCACCAGAAAGCGGCGGAGAGGGCAGCGGTGGCGGTGGTATCGAAATCACGCCAGAAATCCAGAAGCTGATTGATGAGCGTGTGACCAGCGAAGTCACAGGCCTGAAATCAAAAAACTCTGAGCTGCTGGGCACCATCAAGCAGCAAAAAGAAACCCTGTCACGCTTCGATGGTATCGATCCTGATGCTGTACGTGGGATCCTCCAGCGTTTTTCCGACGACGAAGAGGCAAAGCTGATTGCCGCCGGGAAAATTGATGAGGTGCTCGATAAGCGCACCGAGCGTCTGCGTGCTGATGTGGAGAAGCAGATTAAAGCCGCAAATGAACGCGCGGACAAAGCTGAAGCGTTCTCCAACAAATTCCGGGATCGAGTTCTGGGGGATGCAATCCGTGCAGCAGCGTCCAAAGCTGGTGCGCTGCCGGAAGCATCCGACGATCTGATTCTGCGTGCCAAAGGCACATTCCAGCTCAACGACGAAGGCGAGGCCGTAGCAGTTGATGCAAATGGCGATGTTCTGTTCGGTAAAGACGGCAAAACGCCACTGAGTCCACTCGAATGGGCGGAGTCTCTTAAGGAGACGGCTCCGCATCTGTTTCCACGCGCAGAAGGTACCGGCGCGGGCGGACATAAACCAAACGGCGGTGGCAGCCTGAAACGTTCCGAAATGAGCGCCAGCGACAAAGCGGACTACATCCGCAAGCATGGCCAGCAGGCCTTCCTCAAACTTCCGAAATAAGGGATTAACCCATGCCTACCACTGTTAATAGTGACCTGATTATTTATGACGACCTGGCGCAGACCGCTTTCCTCGAGCGCCGCCAGGACAACCTGGCTATTTTCAACGCGTCCTCCAACGGAGCGATCCTGTTGGATAACGAGCTGATTGAAGGCGACTTCCGCAAGCGTGCCTTCTACAAGGTTGGCGGCTCTATCGAATCGCGTGACGTTAATTCCACCGAAAAAGTGACGGGTAAGAAGATTGGTGCCGGTGAAGCCGTATCCGTCAAAGCGCCGTGGAAATACGGTCCATACGAAACAACAGAAGAAGCGTTCAAACGCCGCGGCCGCTCGGTTGACGAGTTCTCCGAAGTGATCGGCACTGATGTGGCTGACGCGACGCTGGAAGGCTACGTGAAATATGGCCTGAAAGCGCTGACTGCGGCGATTGGTGCTAACGCCGACATGGTGGTCACCGCCGATATCGAAACAGACGGTAAGAAGACCCTGACGCGCGGCCTGCGTAAGTACGGCGACAAGTTCAACCGTGTTGTGCTCTTCGTTATGCACTCCGCCACTTACTTCGACATCGTGGATGAGGCGATCGCCAACAAAATCTACGAAGAAGCAGGCGTGGTGGTCTACGGTGGCCAACCAGGCACCCTGGGTAAACCTGTGCTGGTTACCGACACCATGGACGCTGATGCGATCCTTGGGCTGGTGGCCGGAGCGGTTACCGTCACCGAGTCTCAGGCGCCGGGCTTCCGTTCATACGACATCAACGACCAGGAAAACTTGGCTATCGGATACCGCGCTGAAGGCGTGGTGAATGTCGACCTGCTGGGTTACAGCTGGGATACCTCCAAAGGCGATAACCCAGACCTGACCAAAATCGGCACTGCAGGTAACTGGAAGAAGCACTTCACCAGCAACAAATCTACGGCAGGCGTGCTGATTAAACTGGAATCCGCAGTGGGGGAGTAACGCTGTCAGCGGATAAAACCTCCGCAACTGCTGACAGCACAGACGCGGTAACTGTTTCTCTGAAGTACACGCTGAATGGCTCCGGTGTATCCGGTAAAACCGTAGCGTGGACGTCCACAGGTGGCACGCTCAGCACGGCCAGTTCTCAAACAGGCTCTGCTGGTGGTGCAACGGTGAAACTCACATCAGACGTTGCTGGCACCTTCACGGTAACCGGCACGGTTGAAGGAGTGGCGAAAACCACTGATGAGATTACCTTCACTGCGCCTGCCGGAGAATAACGAATGGGGCGAAAGCCCCATAAACAGGATGATTCGATGATCAATACCGATATCACCTCTCCTGATGCCAACAGCTACGCCAGTGAAGAGGATCTTGTCTCATTTGCGGAAATACGCGGCATTGAACTGCCTGACAAGCTCACACCTTTGCTGATTAAGGCAATGGATTACCTGGAGGGGCTGGACTGGGTTGGCTCAAAAACAGACCCACGCCAGCCGCTGGCATGGCCACGCGTGAATGTCGTTCTGGATGAACATGATTGCCCGCCGGATGAAGTTCCACGGCAGGTTATAACCGCGCAGTGCATGCTGGCGGTAGAGGCAATCGACGGCGATTTACTCTCAAGCGTGCGCGAAGCCGCTGTGAAAACTGAACGTGTGGAAGGTGCTGTAGCCATTACCTATGCGGTCGCAGATGGGGAAGTCTTCACGCCGTCCTATCCTGCCGTGATGGCGCTGCTGGGCGACCTCGCTGGTGGTCGTGGTTACGCCATCAATGCATTTGCTGAGAGGGCCTGATATGGCGATTGATTACCAACGTATGCAGGCCAGAACGACCCGCATGCTCAGGCAGAACGGCGCGACGTACAACGTCACCCGTAAAGGCTCGGTAACGGTTATCAGCGGCGTTGAGCATAAAACTGAAGCGGTCCATTTTACTGCTGTGGGCGTGAAGACCGAATACGCGCCAGGCGAAATTGATGGAACGGTCATCGTTAACGGCGACGTGCAGATCGTATTCACCGCTGAGCAGGAAATTAAAATCGGTGATGTGGTTGATATTGACGGCACAGCCTACCGTGTTGTCAAACCGAACCCGGCAAAACCTGCCGTGCTGGTGCTCTGCTACAAAGCGCAACTGAGGGCTTAGCATGGGCGAGAACGCGGCTTTCCTGGCTGAAATCACGGCTTTCGTTAATAAGGCGAAAACGAATCAGGAAGCAGTCGTACGCGCAGTCGGCATTCGGATCCTTAATCAACTGGTGATGATGTCCCCAGTGGGCAACCCGGAGTTATGGGAAGTCAACCAGACAGCCGTTTCCTATAATCGCGCTGTTTACGACCACAACGAGGCGCAGCGCGCCAATCCCGACAAACTGACCAAAACCGGGCGACTGAAGAAAAAAGCCCGGGTGGTGGATGGGATGGATATCAAAGCACCGCCAGGGTATACGGGCGGACGCTTTCGCGGTAACTGGCAGGTGTCCTTTGATGCGCCAACGACTGACGAGACAGGCCGGGTTGATAAGACAGGTGATCTGACAAAAGCGGCCGGGAACTACACGCTGTCGCTCTTCAAAGTCGGGATGAAGGCCATTTATTTCTGCAACAACGTGCCCTATGCCTACCCGCTTGAAATGGGGCATTCCACACAGGCTCCGGGCGGCATGGTCCGCATAACTGCAGCTGAGTTTCAACGCTTCTTTGAGGAAGCTGTCAGGGAGGTGACTAAGTGATTACAGATATTGCATCTGCACTGGCCGCCAGACTGGGTGCCTGGGCCGATGCCGAGGGCATTTCGGTTGCATGGGAGAACGTGCCGTTCACACCTCCTGCTAACGAGATGTACCTGGCCGTTCACGATATGCCCGTTACGCCGCGAACAATCGATCTCGGCTTGCGCTGCCGGACTTATTCTGGCGTGTACCAGATTAATGTCGTAGCGCCAGCCGGCTCCGGCCGTACCTCCGTCGTTGCCCTGGCGGGCAGAGTAGCGGAATTGTTCCCCGAGGGGCTGGAAATTGCAAGCAAAGATTTTACCTGCTGGATTAGCAGCACGCCTGGCATATTCCGCGGTGTCCCTACACCTGTGTCCTACTCCGTTCCTGTCAGCCTGAATTATCGGGCAGACATTACCAAGTGATTCCCTCTGTGATGTCCCGCAACTGACCGGCCTTGAGCCGGTTTTCCCGTTTCAAAAGGAGAAACCATTATGGGCTTTGCACTGCCTAACGGCGCTCATGTTTATCTGGCGTCGGGCTACGGCCCGGCCATTACTTTCACCGGCGCGACGAATGCTGAGCACGCGGTGATCACCGTTAGCGCCGCAGACGATATAGCGGTCGGCGATATCGTTCACGTGAACTGCAACTGGTCGGGTATTGATAACGTTATCGCGAAAATCGACGCGATTGCGGAGCATGCAGTAACTCTTCGCAACATCAACACCACCAACAAAAACAAATACGCGGCGGGCGGCGGTTCCGGCTCTATTCGCAAAATTGAAGAATGGACCGAGCTGCCACAAATCACTGAGGTATCGAAATCTGGTGGTGATCAGAACACCACGCAGATTCAGTTCCTCAGCGATGATCGCCAGCGCAACCTGAATACCTATAAATCTGCTGTCTCTCAGACCTACTCGATTGCACATGACTCCGCGCTCCCGGTTTATCCACTACTGCGCGAATTGGATGAAGATGAAGAGACAGTTGCAGCGTACATGTACGTGCCAAAGGCGAAGGAAAATCGGTACTGGGCGGCCACGGTATCCTTTGATGACACGCCGACCACAGCGGTTAACGAGGTAGAGACAGTGAGCGTGGTGCTGAACCTGCAGTCACCGGCGATGACGTTCTATAAGTTGACCGACGCTGCCGCCTGACCCGTCAAAACTTTCATTTTTCTTTGCCTCCCTTTGCGGAGGCATTTTTTTCGTAAGAGGTATCAATGGCTACCAAATTCACCCTCCAGCCCAAACCAACATTTAAGGCCAACGTCTCGATCCCGCGCGCCGGCGATGAGGATGGCGTGCTGACCTTCACGTTCAATCATAAGCCACTTAAAGAGCTGGCTGATCTAGAAAAACTGGAAGGCAAAACCGCCACTGATTTTCTGATGGAAATCATTTCTGGCTGGGCACTTCCCGATGCTTTCAACGCAGAAAACCTGTCGGTGCTGCTGGAAAACTATCCGGCGGCAATGAAGGCTATCCCTGAAACCTACTATCGCGAACTGATGGGGCAGCGCGAAAAAAACTGATATCGGTTGCCTCTGCATTCTATACGCCTGAACCCACAGCGGCAGACCTGGCGCCCTATGGTCTTTCGCCGGATGACTACGACGATCAATACATCGACGTCTGGCCAGATGTATGGCCTTCATTCCTGGTGTTTCAGGCTGTCAGTACGCAGTGGCGCACGGGGATGGGAGGCGCATCAGGGCTTGATTACAACGTGCTGCCCTGGGTAATGCGCCTGCACCACGTCGAGGACGAGGCAACCGCGCTTTCGGACATCCGAATCATGGAGAGCGCCGCACTAAAAGTTATGCATAAAGAGAGGGCGGAATGAGTAACGATATCGCCACGATTTCCTTACGCGTAAATACCAGTGAACTGGAGCGTGGTAACCAGGCACTGGATCGCTTTCAGGAGACCGCGTCCGCCGCGGCAGATAAAGCGGATGACCTGAACAGCACGTTCCGTACCGGTGTCGATAACCAGAAGAAAAACAGCGAAAGCCTGAAGCAGCAGCGTCAGGAACTGCAGAACCTGCTGAATAAAATCAGCCCGGTAAACAAGGCGCTGGATGAACTGGACACTATCCAGGAGAGCCTGGCGAAATTTCGCGGTAAAGGGCTGGTGGGAGACGAGGATTTTACTCGTTACAACAGCGTGCTTGAGACGACGCGGGCAAAACTGGCACAGGTAATGGAGTCTGAGACCGCAGAGGGCCGGGCTCGCATTGAGCAGGCTCAGGCAGCGCAGCGTGCAGTTGCGGCGGGCAAAACCTTTATCGATTCGCTGGAAGAGCAGGTCACAGCAATCGGAAAAACGCGCGCAGAACTGTTAGAGCTAAAAGCTGCCCAACTCGGCGTATCTGACCGTGCTGCACCAATGATCGCAAAGCTGAAAGAGCAGGAGGAAGCGTGGAAGTCTGGGGCTATCAACGCGGGGCAATACCGCAATGCTATGCGTTATCTCCCGATGCAAATTACCGACATTGTGACCTCACTGGCTTCCGGTATGCCGGTTTATATGGTTGCTATTCAGCAGGGCGGTCAGCTCCGTGACTCGTTTGGCGGTGTTGGCAATGCTCTGAAAGCGATGTTGTCGATTGTGACCCCTGCCCGAATGGCCATTGGTGGCCTGGCTGGTGCCGTTCTGGTTGCGGCAAAAGCGGGGTCGGACTACTTCACAGCCTACGACGAAATTAACCAGGCCATTATCAGGACTGGCAACATTGCCGGCACGTCAGCGCTCCAGATCATGGCTTCCTCCCAGTCTATTGCTGCATCTACTGGCGCTACTGTAGGAACCGTTCAGAGTTTGATGACTGAGCTGGTTGGCATGGGATCGCTGACACAGCAGCAACTTGAAAAAGCAGCGAGCTCTACGGCACTGGCAGTTCAAACCGGTATAGTCTCGGCGCAGGACATTACCAAAGCTTATAAGGACATCGAAAAAGACCCTGTTAAAGCGCTGCAGAGTCTCAACGAACAATATAATTTCCTGACAGTTTCACAACTTAAGCATGTTGACGATCTGATCAAGCAAAAGGACCAGACCGCGGCCGTTACGCAGGCTATGGACCTGTTTGGCGATACGATGGCAAAACGTGGGGAGCAGGCTTACGACTCGCTGACACCGTTTGGTCGCCTGTGGCTGGATATCAAGGGCTGGGCGTCTGAGGCCATGCAGAGTATCGGTCAGTGGGTAGCTGAACTGGCATCAAACACCCTGAAGGAATTCAACGCAATTTATTACAGCGTTGCGATCGTTTTCCAGAAGCTGAACCAGATCATTTCTTCCTCTATCGCTGTCGCGATTAACCTCGTTCCCGACTGGGCGAAAACAGATACTTTGCAGGGATGGCAGGACTACAACGAAAAAATGGCCGGTGCTTATGGCGACAGCATCTCTCAGCTGAAAAAAGACTGGGATGCCGCTGATATCAGTGCAGGTAAATACCTCGATACGACCAGAAAGATAAGTACCGCAACCACCCAGAAGGATCGGGAAGGAGTCGCTGCTTTTGGCAAAAAGACCAAAACCGGGAAGCAGGGCACTTTATCAGCTGGCGATCGCAGCACAGATGCTGCCCAGGCCGAGTTACTGGCGCTTCAGGCACAGTTACGCGCGCTGCAGCAGCATAAAGGGCTGAACGATACTATCAGCCAGCAGCGCAAAGATCTGTGGACGACTGAAGCGAAATTTCAGGTGCTGGAGGAGGCCTCACGTTCACGTTCACTGACAAAGCAGGAACAATCCCTGCTGGCGAGTAAAGACCAGGTGCTTCAGTTGGCACGGCAGAAAGCCCTGTTAGGTGATCAGATTACCGCACAGGAACAGCTGAACAAGCGAATGGATACCTCGCAGAAATACGTCACGCAGATGGCAGAGAAGCAGGCTGCATTAGTGAACGGTGCAGGGATGAGTGACCGTCAGGCACAACGTGAGCTGGCAAAGAGTCAGCTTGCCGCTGGCTGGACGAATGCTGGCGGTTCGCTTGACGACGAGGGTTATCAGAAGCAGCTTAAAGCGGCGAATGATTACTATGAGGCAGAGGACAGGTTACGTGGAGACTGGCTGACTGGCGCGAAAAAGGGCTGGGCTGAATTTGAAGACAGCGCGACCGATGTTTACTCGCAGGTTCAGACGATTACCAGCAATACGTTCACCGGGATGGCCAGCACGCTCACTGACTTTTTTACTACTGGTAAATCTAACTTCTCTGATTTCCTGTCTACTTTCCTGAAGGGCATCGCCCAGATGCTGACGCAACTGGCTCTGGTTAATGGAATGAAGTCAGCCTTTGGTGGCACGGCAATAGGTAATTTCTTTGGAATACAGGCATGGTCTGGCGGCTTTATTCCTGAGTACGCTAATGGCGGCGCTGTTGGCTATACCGGGGATGGAGGAAAATATCAGCCAAAAGGTGTGGTTCATGGTGGTGAATTCGTATTCACCAAGAAGGCTACCAGTGCGCTGGGTGTCGGTAATCTCTACACGCTTATGCGGAGCGCTCAGGGGTATGCAAACGGCGGCTACGTCGGAAACGCACCGATGTACGGATTACAGGCTGCTGGTTCAGGGAATGTGACGGTCCAAACGTCTGTTGTTGTGCAGAACCAGAACCCGCAACAGCAAACAAACGCTGGTAGTGATGCGATGTCCCGAGCCTTTAAGCAAACTATTGATCAGTCAGTGCGCGAAGGTATTGCGAAGCAATTGAGGCCTGGAGGGCTCATCTGGAATGCTTCCAAATCACGATAACCCGCTCAGGCGGTTTTTTTATGCTTGGAGAAAGCATGACAATCGAAACATTCACGTGGCGAACACAGATACAGGCGGGAATGGAAGGATCGTTCAGCCTTAAAACGCGCTCTGCAACATTTGGAGACGGCTATGAGCAGATCGCCGGGGAAGGCATTAATCCTGAAAAGCAGTCTTGGCCTGTAACACTCACGGGGAAAAAAGCGGACATGCTTCAGGCCCTGAAGTTCTTTCGTTCTCACGTCACCAAATCATTCATCTGGACATCTCCAGTTGGCGAAACAGGGCTGTATCGTATCGAGGCCGAATCAATCAAGTCACAGCCCTTATCCAGCAAAGTCATAACCATTTCCGCAACATTCAAACAGGCGTACGCACCATGATCACAGCAGACTATCAAAGCCTTGAGCCCGGAAACAAAGTCCAGCTTATCGAAGTTGATGGCTCTACTTTCGGCGTGGATGATGTACTGCGATTTCACGCGTACAACCTCCCGCACACGGAAGAGGAAATCGCCGCCGCTGGTGGTGATGAATCAAAGCTGAAGGCGAAAAGCATCTGGTGGCAGGGGGAAGAATATGCCGCCTGGCCGTATCAAATTGAAGGGCTTGAAGCATCCACAGAAGGCAACAGCGCCCAGCCAACGCTGACGGTTGCAGATATCGAAAGCAAGATTACAGCGCTGTGCCTTGCCTATGACGATATGCTACAGGCGAAAGTCACTATCCATGACACCTATTCGCACTATCTCGATGCGAAAAACTTCCCTGCAGGTAACGCAACAGCTGATCCGCAACAGGTCAGAAAACGAGTTTTTTACATTGATAGCAAAAGCAGCGAAATTCCGGGCGAAAGTATCGAATTCGTACTCGATAGCCCGATGTCGTTACAGGGAAAGATGATCCCTACACGTCAACTTCATTCTCTGTGTACCTGGTGTATCCGGAATAAATATCGTACCGGCGACGGCTGCGACTATGCCGGAACCCGCTATTTCGATAAAAACAACAACCCGGTGAGTGACCCCTCTCTGGACGAATGCAACGGCACGCTCACGGCCTGTAAGCTCCGGCATGGAGACGGCAACGAACTGCCGTTCGGTGGGTTCCCGGGCACGTCTTTGATCAGGAGCTGATATGCGTCAGAAAACCATCGATGCGATTATGGCCCATGCTGCAGCTGAGTATCCTCGCGAGTGTTGCGGCGTGGTGGCGCAGAAAAGCCGTGTTGAACGTTATTTCCCGTGCCGGAATCTTGCCGCGGCGCCGGAGGACAATTTTGTCCTTTGCCCCGAAGACTATGCAGCTGCTGAGGACTGGGGGAAGGTCATAGCTATCGCTCACAGTCACCCTGATGCCTCGACGCAACCGAGCGAACTGGATAAAGCGCAATGCGATGCAACCCTTTTACCTTGGCATATCGTGAGCTGGCCGGAGGGGGATTTACGGACCATCCAGCCGCGTGGAGAACTGCCGTTGCTCGAGCGTCCGTTTGTGCTTGGTCACTTTGACTGCTGGGGGCTGGTGATGAGCTATTACCGGCAAACGTACGGGATAGAGCTTCACGATTACCGGGTCGATTATCCTTGGTGGGAAAACGACTATCCGGACAACTTCTATCAGGATTGCTGGTATGAGTGCGGATTCCGTGAATTCGACGGGCCGCCAAAACCTGGCGATATGGTGATCATGCAGGTTCAGGCTGATAAGTGGAATCATGCGGGGATTCTGCTGGAAGGCAACATGCTACTGCATCACCTTTATGGGCATCTGAGCCAGCGCGTGCCGTATGGCGGCTACTGGCGTGAGCGCACAATGAAAATACTGCGCTTTAAAGACTGTTTCTGATAACTGCCTGTGACAGTTTTTATGGAGGAAAAATGGTTGCATTACTTAATGCTGAGCCGGTCCGCACAATTCGATTGTACGGCGTGCTAGGTGCCACATTCGGGCGTGAATATCGTTTATCAGTAGCTTCACCAAAAGAGGCCATCCGCGCCCTGAGCGTTATCGTGCCGGGTTTTGAGCGTTTCCTGAATACCAGTAAGCAACGAGGTTTAACTTATGCGGTATTCAGCGGGAAACGAAACCTCTTAAACGATGAGCTCAGTATGGACAGGAGCACAGAGGAAATCCGCATCGCGCCGGTGATCATCGGCAGTAAGCGAGCCGGGGTGTTTCAGACAATCCTCGGGGTTGCCCTTGTCGCTGTTGCTGCGTTCGTCACGGGAGGCGCCGCGATCGGGATTGGTGGTACCGCTTTCGCTGGTGGATGGGGCGCTGTGGCGGGGATTGGGACATCAATGGCGATTGGCGGCGTAGTCCAGATGCTATCTCCACAGACAACCGGACTCGCCAGTAAGCAAACTGCGGATAACCAAGCCAGTTATGCCTTTGGTGGAGTAACAAATACGACAGCCCAGGGGAATCCGGTACCACTTTTGTATGGTAAGCGTCGCATCGGTGGTGCGATCATTTCTGCTGGCATTTATGTTGACGATCAGCAGTAGCTATAGTGCCAAGCTAAGTGTATCTTCTTGAAAGAACGCATAATATGAGTGGAAATGCTTATGGATGGTTATGCAATAGACTTTCAAGATTTGCTTGGAATAAGAAAATTAAACGAGCCTGGTTTGGACAGGAGGGCGTTCACAAACTGGGCAGAAAACCAGATTGCTGCCGGCATTGAGTCTTCAAATCTTTTGATTTTGGCATCTTTGGGATTAGATAAGGAAATCTCAAAAGATGAGGTGTTTCGCTATTTTGATGGCTACGTTGAAGAAATTGGAGAAGTGATGCCAACTGAACGAGTAGCGTTAATATTGTCACTACGACTAACATTCAAAAAGCTCGCCTATTCTGAACTTGAGGATGATGTCTGGAGTGAATTAACTAGAACTTTTGTTCGGTGGTATGACTTACCAAATGGCCTTTTAAATAGAGTAATGACATACTGGAGCGCATTGCATGATGATTTCATTAATAATTATGAATATGAGGTTGGATATTATTATCTGAACTATCAGCGACACGGTGACATTCCTCGCTCGAAACAATTAGAGTACGTTCGTAATTGTGCAATTCGCTTTCTCCGCATTTTCGATGAACACTACTATTTTGGTTTGCTAATCAAATAATATTTAATTCAACATCGTTCTGGTTATGGCCACCTCCGGGTGGCTTTTTTATGGACCAAATATGGCAACTGCAATCGCTATAAAAGGCCGCAAGGGCGGCAGCTCCAGTTCCCGCACCCCTACCGAACAGCCTGATGATCTGCAATCTGTAGCAAAGGCAAAAATCCTCGTTGCACTGGGGGAGGGTGAATTTGCAGGGCAACTGACGGCGAAAGATATCTACCTGGACGGAACGGCTCTGGAGAATGCTGACGGCTCTCAAAACTTCAGCGGCGTTACGTGGGAATTTCGCGCGGGAACTCAGGCGCAAAAATATATTCAGGGCATACCCGGTACCGAAAACGAAATCAACGTGGGAACTGAGGTATCGAGCGCTACAGCGTGGACGCGCACGTTTACCAATACGCAGCTTTCAGCGGTTCGCCTGCGCCTGAAATGGCCTTCGCTTTTCAAGCAGGAGGACGACGGCGATCTGGTCGGTTACTCGGTTAATTATGCGATTGACCTGCAGACGGACGGTGGCACATGGCAGACGGTACTCAATACCAGCGTGACCGGCAAAACGACTTCAGGTTACGAGCGCAGCCACCGTATTGATTTACCTCAGGCTGGCAGCACCTGGACAATCCGACTCCGTAAGATTACGTCTGATTCCAACAGCGCGAAGATCGGCGACACGATGATGCTGCAGAGCTTCACCGAGGTAATTGACGCCAAATTACGCTATCCAAACACAGCGCTGCTTTATATCGAATTCGATTCCAGCCAGTTTAACGGCTCTATCCCGCAGATCGCCTGCGAGCCCCGTGGCCGCGTTATCCGCATTCCAGATACTTACGACCCCGAAACCCGCACTTATAGCGGTACGTGGACTGGGACATTTAAATGGGCCTGGACAGATAACCCTGCATGGATTTTCTATGACCTGGTGGTTAGCGACCGTTTCGGACTTGGGGATCGTCTTACAACGGCCAACATAGATAAATGGACGCTCTACCAGGTTGCACAGTATTGTGATCAAATGGTACCGGATGGCAAAGGCGGAAGTGGTACCGAACCACGTTATACCTGCAACGTCTACATTCAGGAACGCAACGACGCTTATACGGTCCTGCGTGATTTTGCTGCCATCTTCCGTGGGATGACCTACTGGGGCGATGACCAGATTGTGGCGCTGGCGGACATGCCGAGAGATGTTGATTTTACATACACGCATGCGAACGTTATTGATGGCCGCTTTACCTATTCCAGCAGCACCACAAAGAACCGTTACACCAATGCGCTGGTGTCCTGGTCTGATCCTGATAACGCTTATTCTGATGCGATGGAGCCTGTTTTTGAGCAGGCGCTGGTTGCGCGTTATGGATTTAATCAACTTGAGATAACTGCGATCGGTTGTACCCGTCAGTCGGAAGCGAACCGGAAAGGGAGATGGGGGATCCTCACCAATAACAAAGATCGCGTTGTTACTTTCAACGTAGGGGAAGACGGCAACATTCCACAGCCCGGCTATGTAATTGCAGTCGCGGACCGAAATCTCTCGGGGCGCGACCTGGGTGGCCGTATATCTGCGGTGAATGGTCGCGTGCTGACCCTGGACAGGGCGCCGGATGCTTCGGCAGCCGACAGGATGATTGTCAATCTTCCATCGGGTGTTTCACAGTCACGCACCATTCAGTCGATAACGGGCAATAAAGTGACTGTTACGACCGCTTACAGTGAAACGCCTGTGGCTGAGGCTGTATGGGTCATTGAGTCTGATGAGCTCTACGCACAGCAGTATCGCGTTATTACGGTAACTGATAATAACGACGGCACGTTCACAATCGTCGGTGCAAATCACGATCCGGATAAATTCGAACGCATTGATACCGGAGCCATCATTGACCAGCGGCCGGTTAGTGTTATCCCGCCGGGTAACCAGGCGCCGCCTGCGAACATCGTGATCAGCTCGTTTTCTGTGGTGCAGCAAAATATCAGCGTCGAAACGATGCGCGTGAGCTGGGACCAGGCGCAGAACGCTATCGCCTATGAAGCGCAATGGCGCCGCAACGACGGGAACTGGGTTAACGTGCCGCGCAGCTCCACCACGTCATTCGACGTCCCCGGGATTTATGCCGGGCGCTACCTTGTGCGCGTGCGCGCAATCAATGCCGCAGAAATTTCATCCGGATGGGGCTATTCAGAAGAGAAAACGCTGACGGGTAAAGTGGGTAACCCACCGAAGCCGGTTGGCTTCATCGCTTCTGAAAACGTGGTATTCGGTATCGAGCTGAACTGGGGATTCCCCGCGAATACCGACGACACGCTGAAGACGGAAATTCAGTACAGCCTGACCGGTACCGAAGACGATGCGATGCTGCTGGCCGATGTGCCTTACCCGCAGCGCAAATATCAGCAGATGGGTCTTAAGGCTGGGCAGATTTTCTGGTACCGCGCGCAGCTGGTGGACCGCAGCGGTAACGAATCAGGTTACACAGAATGGGTGCGCGGTCAGGCCAGTATCGATGTGTCCGACATCACCGATGTGATCTTGGAGGAGATTAGAGACTCGGATACCTTCAAGTACCTGATCGAGAACGCGGTGGACAGCAATGAAAAAATTGCTGGTATGGCTGACGACATCAAACAGACCAACGACGAACTGGAGCAGCAGGCGAAGGATATCGCCAAAAATGCTCAGGACGTCGGGAAGGTTCAGACCAGCGTTAATGAGCTTTCGAGTACGGTCGGTGAAGTGTCGTCTTCCCTCTCAGAGCTTGAGCAGACCGTTGCGACGGCTGATACCGCGCTGGGCCAGCGAATTGACAGCATCAGTGTGTCTATGGACGGCATGACGGGCGGGGTGAAGAACTCAGCCATTGCCATTATCCAGAATGGGCTGGCGCAGGTGGCTACACGCAAAAGGCTTTCCGCGACGGTCGCCGGTAACAGTGCGCAGCTGGATCGTATTGATGAGGTAATCGTTAACGAGAAGGAGGCAACGGCGCGCTCGCTGCTGAGCCTGCAGACGGACGTTAACGGCAACAAGGCATCCATCAACAGCCTGAACCAGACGTTCTCAGACTATCAGCAGGCTACGGCCACGCAGATAAACGGCATAACGGCGACCGTCAATGGCCACACTTCTGCGATCACCACCAACGCTCAGGCGATAGCGAACGTTAATGGCGACCTGAAAGCGATGTACAACATCAAAGTGGGCCTCTCCAGCAACGGGCAGTATTACGCCGCAGGGATGGGGATCGGCGTTGAAAATACACCAGGAGGTATGCAGTCACAGGTTATCTTCCTGGCTGACCGCTTCGCAGTCACCACGGCAGCCGGTAATAGCGTGGCTCTACCTTTCGTGATCCAGAACGGGCAGACATTCATCCGGGCCAGCTTCATCCAGGACGGCACCATTGAGAACGCCAAAATCGGCAACTATATCCAGTCGAATAACTATGTGGCTGGTTCTGCAGGCTGGAAGCTTGATAAGGGAGGGACGTTCGAAATTAACGGCGTGGCCGGGGGCGGGAGGATGCTGATAACCAGCACTCTCATTCGTATCTATGACAGCAATAATGTGCTGCGTGTCAGAATGGGGTTATGGTAATGCCACAGGGGTTGCAATGCTGGGACAGTGCAGGGCGGATAGCGGTTGATTTAAGTGATTATGCCATCCGATATATCGGAAGCACCTCGGTAACATTCGCTGCGGGGGAAACGTCGAAAAATGTTTCCTTCGCCGGGATAACCCAGGATGGTTCATTTATTTCAATTGTATCGACTGGTGTCACGGTCAATGAATATCACTGCCGCGCATATAATGGCGGCTTTACTGCTTACTATTTGCCGTCTACCGGTAGTCCTGCGATCACTCTCAATGTGGAGGTGTATAACTTTCAATGAGCGGATTCGAAGTTTACAACAGCGATGGAAAATTACTGGTGGACTCGCAAAACAGGTCCACCCTTTTTTATGATCAGCGTATGCTCGGCGCAGTGAACAACAAAGGTTTTTACCAGATAGACAGCCCATTTGGGAATGGCAGTACCCTGGGATTCACTCCGCAGTCATTCTGGAATGATGGGAGATTAAGGTGGCTGCAGCTTGGCGCAAACAGATACGGGATGCCTGGTGCAGACCTGCTTGAAGATAATGCGGGGAGCATGATCCGCACTGCGCGTAACATTGGAATACAAAGCGGGTATCTGGATGTCTTCGACAGTGCCGGATATCTCATCTGGAGCGCGGCTTCAGCCTCAAAAATGCCCCGCGTTGTCGGGTTCTTTGATGTGCCGACGAACTATGACCTGCAGAACAACACACTATCGGTGAGCCTCAGTTTTAACCCGTGGATTCTGGTAAACAACTGCCCTGGAAATCTCAGCGATGACGGGGAGGTGGTCGGTTATTCAGGGATAGTGCTGAAGTGGACGGGCTCACAGCTGCAGGGGAGGTATATTTCTAAAAATCAGCGCAGCTGGAGCCAGACGATGCAGGGGCGAGGATTAAGAATCCCTGTCGCTCAGTTTGTCGGTATTTGAAACAGGCGGGACACGTGGATATTGCGTGGCAATCATATCTTGCCTGACTCCCTTCGCAGCATTGAAGCGATAAATGACATCGAGTTTATCGGTTTTTTTATAGCAAATATTACTCAGACGTTTATTAACATGGCGGCTGAATATTCCATTGCTGCTGTCTGAAATAACCTTCATTTCCCTCGTGGCACAGTCGATATTTACATGAATATCGCCACCGAGAGAAAGTCGCGCAGCCTCCACCGGATAATCCATTTTAAATGTATAATCTGTGTGTTTATTGGCACAGCCAGCCAGCAGCAAAAGAGCTGCAGCAAATAATCGTTTCATTTCTACATTCCTGTAAGAGCGGGAATATCCATTTTATTTAAGTTAAAAAAATAGTCAGATTGCTATAAACGATCAATTTTACATTATTGATCGTTTCAAACGATCGTTATTATCGTGAGGTAGTTCATGCTTTATAACACCGGCACCATAGCCATTAACGGAAATACCGCAACCGGCACCGGAACTAACTGGACAGCACCCGCCAGCCAGGTCCGCGCTGGTCAGACGCTTATTGTCATGTCTAACCCGGTTCAGATGTTCCAGATTTCCTCCGTGAACAGCGCCACGTCAATGACGGTAACGCCTGCTGCATCACCGGCGCTGAGCGGCCAGAAGTACGGCATTCTGGTATCAGACAATATCTCGGTCGACGGGCTGGCACAGGCCATGTCTCAGCTCATCAAAGAGTATGACGAGAATATTGGCGCATGGGAGACGTTCGCTACTACCTCAGCAAACCAGAGCATCACGGTAACTATAAACGGCACCCCCGTGACTATCCCCGGCATCGGTAAGCTGGCACAGAAAGGGACCAACGGTGCTCTCCCGATTGACCAGGGCGGGACTGGTGCAACTAACGCTGCAGACGTTCGCACAAACCTCGGT